TGGCTCTTTCTTCTTGAATGCTGTCTTACCAGCATTGCCGCCTGGAACGTTAATGTTGCCGAAATTTTCTTCTGTAGTGTTTGGCTTTAGTAAACCGCTTTGTACGCCTTTACCGCCAGCTTCACCACCTTTTGCGATGTTGGCAGTTGTACCGCCCATATCGTTCTTACCAGCTACTGGACTACGGACATTGTCGCCGTTGTCGCCGCTGCTTTTCTTTTCTGCGCCGTGACCGCCAGTTACTTTTTCAATGTACTCGCGCATGAAGTTGTCACTTACATCAAAGCTGTCTTTGATTTCTTCTTCGTCTTCTTCACCTTCTTCGTCATCGGCACCCATTTCGTCGTCTGCGCCCATTTCGTCGTCAGCTTCTTCGCCGCCTTCTTCGTCGCCCATCATTTGTTCAAATTCTGCACGTAGGTCGTCAAGTGCGTCTTCTAGGTCCATAACGCGATCTTCAATATCGCCTTCACCTTCTGCGCCGTCCATACCTTCTTCGTCGCCGCCTTCAATGTCTCCCATGAAGTCATCTGTTGCGTCGCCGCCGATGTCGCCATCGTCTTCTCCGCCCATCATGTCCATTTCGTCATCGGCTTCGCCCATGTCCATTTCGTCGTCAGTTTCACGGAAGGTAACTTCCATTCCTTCTTCGACTTCTTCGTCTTCAGCTTCGTTAAAATCTTCAGCTAAGATTGTTTCATAAATTTCGCGAGATTTTTCAACCACTAGTTGGTGAAAAATTTCTTTTGCTTTTTCCTGTTCTTCGGAAATTAGATATTCGAGCATCTGCTCGAACTTGCTTCGATCAGTCATATGTTTCTCCTTTATATGTGCAAGGCTGTCTAGTATATTTACATATATATGTAAAAATGGTATTAAAAATGGTGTTTTTTTAAGGATTTTATTTAAGCAGGAGGTGCTTCAGGTGCTTTGTACATCTGTTCTATAAATTCCAATTCTTTTTCTTGTTCAAGAATGTGTTGCTCAGAGGCTTTTCTAAGTTCGTTAATTTGTTTTAAAGTTAACCGAGTTTTTCTAGTGTCTTTTCTTTTTAAAGGCATAAGTCGATCATTACTGCCGTCATAACGCAAGTCGTTAGATACCATTTTGGTATCTTGATCAATATAAAAAAGCTCTCTAAGTATCATAACTTTATTTATGCTGCTGGCGGTGTACCTGCAGGTTGAGCTGCGGCTCCTGCAGGAGGTACTGGTGATCCTGCGGCTCCTTCAGCTCCTGGTACTTCCATTCCTGGAGGAGCTTCTGTGTCTGTCATAGCTTCGGTATCAGCTTCTAATCCACTTTGACTTACACCAACTCCACGAAGTTCTCCGCTGGCATCAGTAACAGCAGGATGTCCTTTGCCGTTCTCTTCTGCCCATAGGCGTTCGTTTTCTGCAACTTCTTCTTCGCTTAGTCCTAAGTAACGCTTCAATGCAAAACGCTTTGAGATATAAGTTTGCTGACTGATAGTACCGTATGTGTTGATACGTTGGTTATCAAGCTCTGCTTGACGATATGAAGCAAAGTTTTGAGGAGGTTGAAACTGTAAATCAAAAAGACTTGAATCAATGTTTACACCTCTATCGTGTAGATATAATTTAAATTCTTGATCAAATTCGTCTTGCATTAAACTTTGTAAACGCATACAGTAATTGTTAAAACGCAGTTCTTGAATATATGCTGTGCCGACGCGACCGTCATTATATGAAGCTTGACCATCATCTGCACCAGTTGGCAGATAGCTACTTGGGATTCTTAAACCGCGGAACAACTTGTTGGTAAAATATTTTAAATCATCAATTTCACCCAAGTTAGTACCGCCCGGTAAAGTTTCTACTTTAGAACCACGACCTTCAGCAGTTGTTGGGAAGAAATAATCTTCGTTAATGCTTAAAGGATTGTAAGCTGAGTCGATAACATTTTGGCCTCCGCCAGTTGAACTAGGAATACGTCGTTGATGTATTTCATTTTTAACACGTTCAACAAATCCCATAGCCAAGTGACTTGGCATGTTACCTACGTCAATATAGAAAATACGTCTTTCTGGAGCACGTTGTATACGATAGATTAAGATAGCATCTTCAAGCAATTCTTTTTGTTTAAACACTTTAAAAATGTTTTCTAATAAGCTGTTACCAAAAGGATAGTTGTTGTCAAGACCTTCGCTTAGACTTAGATGAATTACATGTTTTGCATCAATTGCTAGTTCATTTTGTTGTAGATCAAATCTAGTTCCTACTGTTCCGCCTTGAGGATAACTTCCAGTCATGCCTCTCGCTGCTCCGCTGGCATTAGGTCCAGCATAGTTAGTGCCTCTGTTGTTTGTGTTTAAATTGCTAGGTTGAATTGTAGTAGTAACTAGATCCATAAAGTTTGGATTTAAATCACGAATAACATATTGTTCAGGTTGTTTACCGTCACTTTCGTTTACAATAATCTTAACAATTTTACTAGGATCGATGTAAAACCATTTGTAAGTTTCTGGATCTCTAACAAAGAAACAATCACCGTATTTGAATACATTGCGAACTATTCTAAAAATTCTTGTTTCAAATTTTTGTAGCTTTGTCCATTGTTGCAAGTATTCTCTTAGAATACTAACTTCACTATTTGTAGCTTTGCTTTTAAAATGCAAAGCAAACGGAGTGTAGTTTTCTTTATTTTTTTGGCTAGAAAACTCAGCTAAAATATCTAAGGCAGCATTAACTTCACTGTCCATATCCATAGTGTCGTATTGATTATATCTTTCAATACGGTTTGGAGCTCCAGTGTAGACATCAGGTAAGAAACTGCTATAGTTTTTTCGTGCTGGTCCAGGCCTACTGGTACCGGATAAGGGACCAGAAGCAGACGGATTATTGTCTACATTAACTGGTGTGAAATATTTTTTCCAACTCATTGATTTTGCCTTTAAGGTTGAACACTGTTACTAGTAGCTTTTGTAGCTCTAATTTGTTTCTTACCTATATCTTCGTTCTGTGACAATAATTGTCCCATATGCTTATTTAATCGATCTAAACTAGATACTACATCATCTAGAGTAGCAGCTTTGTTACTTTTAGTAACTATGTCTTTAGTTTCGCCTTCTTTTTTAGGATCTTTAGTTTCGGGTTTTCCAGAAGCCTTTTGTTCAGCAATTTTTTTCTGTTCATTCTCTTTGCCAAATTTTTCCATCATGCCCTGGGCGCTGGTTCTAACGGGCTTGAACATATCTTCAAAATTCAATCCTCCTACTACATTTTTAGTAGGTTCACCTTTTAGATCATTTAATTGGGTTTGTGCTTCTTGTTGTTTTTGCTCTAATGTTTTAGTAGAGTCTTCTGCCCATTTTTGCAAATCTCCGTTCATATCTACATAGAAATCATTTAGATCAGAACTGCTTTCTTCAAGAAGTTTAGCAATTTCTTCTTCGTTAAACTCTGTTATAGCAAGTTTTTCCATTCCATGTAGTTTTAGAATGTTTAATTCTTCATCTAATATTTTTTTAGTCTCTTCGGTAGCATTTAGTTTTTCAGTTGTTTCCCATTTGATACCATCTTCTATCTTCTTCTCTAACGAAGCTCGTATTGCTGAATACTTTTCTTCTAGTGCTTTACCTTCGTCCCCTTCTCGCATTGCGTTGCGGATCTGCCTAGAGCCAGCATTGGGTCCTAACTGTTCTTTAGTTTTTTGTAATAGTGCTTCACGTTCGGCAGCATATTGTTCTTTTACTGCCGCAAGTTCTTTAGAAGCTGCTAAACTTTCTTCATTTTGTACACTTCTAGTAGTGGTAGCATTGCCTCCAGATACACTACTAATAGTTGTAGAAATTTCTTTAGAAATACTGCTTAGATCAAGGCCGTCGGCACCGCCTGTAGGATTTCCTCGTACTCCCACAGTTTCCATTCCTTTTCTAACAGACTCTGCCATACTTTCTGCAAATGAAGATTTAGAACCTTCTTCAGGAGGAGGCAATAGTTTGCCCATTTGTTCCATACCTCTATTAGCAGCGCCTTCTAATGTAGCAGCCATTTGTTCTTTATTGAGAACCCATTCAGGACCTTCTTCACCGATTAAACTTACTTCAGGTTTGCCAATAAAACCACCTGTAGCACGTTTATTAATGTTAACGCCTTCTATCTTTAAATCACCTTCAACTTTAAACAAGTCAATAGTTCCAGTTGTCAATGAGCCTAAAGTCTCTAATCCTGATTTAAGTCCTTTAGTTATTGCTTCCGCACCAGTTCCAGAAGTATCTCTTCCTTTTTCTTGTGCAATTTTTGTTCCAGTTTTAGCATCTGCTTCTCTTTTGGTAGCTTCTGCAGATAGCTCTGTAATTTTTTTAGCAGCAGGATCTTCACCTATTTGTTTGTTTAAATTTCCAATACCTCCAGGTTTGTTTACTGCTTCTTTAATAACTTGTTCTTGTGTTTTTCCAGATTTTTCTGCAATGTCTGCGATACGCTTAGATATAACTTCGCCATCAACTCCTTTTAAAGATTTTGCCAATGATTTTATTTCTTCTCCTTCAGCTTTACTAACATCTTTTCTGGAGGATTCAGAAACTGCTTTCTTAAGCGCATCTAATTGTGTTTGGTTTGTTGCTTTAGCTGCATCACTACTAAATTTTTGGTCTGGACCTGTTTCACTGGTTACTCTGCTTATAGCTTTTGTTAATTCCGCTTTAACAGTATCAAGTCCTTTGCTAACATCTCCAGCAAATCCTTTGTCGCTTGTTGCTGTTCCGCCTTTAGCTTTGCTTTGATTTAAATCTGCAAGAGTTTTATAAAAATCATTAAGTGCTTTTTTGTTTGCTTCGTCTTTTAAAGGAACAATAATACTTTCTTGAATAGCACTGCCCATATCTTTAATACGATTTTGTGCTTCAATTACACTAGCAGTTTCTCCTGAGCGAGCTGCCTGTTCTTTCTTTGCTTCAGTTTCTAAAGCCTTTCTTGCAGCTTCAATGGCTTTTGGATCAGTTATATTTGTACCAAGTTCTTTAGCTTTTTCTGCTAACAATTTCCCGTATCTTATACCTTCTTGTGTAGATTCTTCAAATCCTTTGACACCTTGTGCAGCTAACGCTAATCTACTTTTATTTGTAGCAGCTTCAGCAGACTCTAATGCTTGAGCACGTTTGGCAGCTTCTCTTGCACCTTCTACGTCACCTCGCTTGTAAGCATCTCTAGCTTCTTGAATAGCTTTCTGTGTGTCTTGAGAAAGCATACCCATATATTTTCTGCCTTCTTCTGTTAACGGACGACCAGATGATACCATTTGCTGAACTAGTTCTCCAAACTTTCCGCTAGTAGAAGTTGCTACAGCATCAAATGCTTCACCTGCTTTGGCATTACCGTTCATTTGTTCAAGCTGAATAGCAGCTTGTACTTGTCCACTAGCTTTAGCTTTAGCTAGTGTTTCTTCTTGTTCTTTACGGCTTTTACCAGTTATCTTGGCCATCAAGTCCATTTCTTCAGCTAGCTTGGCAGTTGATGCATATTGTGCTTCTGCTCCACCTTTTTCTTTAAGTTCTCTAGCTGACATGTTGGTCATTTGTATGGCCATTAACTTATTCAAATCTTCACTTGAATAGCCTAACTGAGTTAGTTTGTCTCCAAATCCGCTGTCAAAGAACCCTTTGCTGAGTTTTGCAAATGCCTTTGCACCTTTTTCTCCTTCATGTCCTAGAGATAAAAAACTGGTATTATTATCTTTAATAATATTCCCAAACTCTTGCATAGTTAGCCTGCTACCTGCTGCGGCTGCTCGCATATCAACTACGCTGTTGTTAAAAGTTGCTCCAGTTTTACTTAATTCTCTAAAAACATCTACGCCTTCTTCAACATAGTTGATAATGTCTCCAAAAGCGTTTACTGTTTTTCCTATTGAACTAACTAAGTTTCCGCCTGCGCCGCCTGCTCTTTCAAGATTGTTTCCTAATATTTTTGTAGCATCTGTTACGCTAACACCACCTTTAGCTAATCTTCCGCTAAAATCAAGAGCTGCACCGGCAGTACCTTTAATTGCATTTGATACATTTTCAAATGCTTTTCCAGCTAATGATGCTTTTGCATCAACACCGCCACCTCCACCACCACCGCCACCACCGCCGAGGCTGCCGCCTTTTTTGCCGCTCCATTTGTCAAGTGCATCATAAAATGCATCTCGCATTATTATTTGGTCTTTTGTGTCTAGTGCCATATTTTTTTACCTGGAAAAATGCGTATATAAATACTCATATATTTATCGGACAAAAACCATGAGTCAATCTAACCCACTAACAAAGTATTTTAGACAACCTAAAATCTTTATTCAATTGCCTAGTAAAGGTCTACACTACCCACCAGGTGCATTAAAGGGAGACTATAATAATGTGCCAATTTTTGGCATGACTGGCATGGATGAGATTATTTTTAAAACTCCTGATGCACTTTTTACCGGAGAAGCATCTACAAAAGTAATCGAAAGTTGCTGTCCGTTTATTGCTGATGCTAAAGAAATGCCTAACATTGATGTTGATGCTGTGTTAATTGCTATAAGAATAGCAACATTTGGCGATCATATGAGCATCGTACATAACTGTACAGCCTGCGGAGAAGAAAACAATTTTGATATTCCACTACAAACTTTAATAGAATATTTTAGTAATATTGAGTTTGTATCTAAAGTAAAAATTAGCGACGAAATTACTGTAAAACTACGCCCGTTGAGCTATAAAGAATCTAGTGAAGTGTCATTAGAAAATTTTAAACTACAACGTATGCTTTACCAAACTAATGATTTGCCAGAAGATCAAAAGAATGAAAACTTAAATGAAGTATATCGACGTCTAGCTGATATACAGGTTAACTTGTTTATGACCAGTATTGAACATGTTCAGACTCCGGAGTCTACTGTTACTGATAAAGAACAAATTAAAGAATGGTTGAAAAATGCCGACAGTTCAGTTTACAAAATAATCAAAGACCAACTTGAAAAGAATAAAGAAACATGGTCTATTCCTGAACAAGATATCAAATGCGGCAGTTGTGAGCATAGCGAAAAAGTTTCAGTTACATTGGATCAATCAAATTTTTTCGTCTAAAGATTCAGAGTATGTCGAACTCTGATATCGAACAATATATCAAACAAATCGACGGAGAAGCAAAGCAACTAAAAGATGAAATCTTTAGGATTAGCTGGTACATGCGAGGCGGCGTAACCAGCTATGAGTTGTTTCATGTGTACTCGTATGAAGATAGAACTATTATCAATAATATTATTAAAGATAATATAGAAGCTACTAAAGCTTCTAGACTAGCATTGATTTAAAGATCTTTAGCTAGGTCAGACATAGCGCCTAACGGTTCGGCTGCTGGGGCAGATCCTATATTTTTTACAGCGGTTGCACCGTCTTTAGCAACAGTAGATCCTGTATTTTTTACAGCATTTGCTGCGTCTTTTGCTACATTGGCAGCTGCTCCAGGAACAGCTTTTGCAACTTCAGGGGCTTCTTTTGCAAATTTATCTTTTAGTTTAGTTATATAAGGTCCTATTAAGCCGCCAACTCCGCCAAACACTCTAGCAATACCATACGCTGAATTGCTCATCCAGTCAGGTGCTAGATTTTCTAATATAGTAAAAGTTAAATATTTTTGAACAACTTCACTGTTTAATAATAAGTATACCGCACCTTGCGCTACTACCGCAGCTAAGTTAGCCAGCCATCCTAGACCAGGAATCAGTGCTACGAGAGCTCTAACAGCCATACCTGTAACAAAACTAGCTGATCCCCATACAACCCACATTGTTCCCATTCTAGTGATTAATAGTTGAGTATAGTAAGTTCTTAACTGTTGGACAACTTCTCCGGCTTTATCACCGTGATCATTAAACGCTCCAGCATCCCACAATTCGTTAATACTAGACATGTCGTCTAACCAAATAAGAAATGGCCCTAAAGTTTTTAATCCAAACATCTTAAAAGGTTTAGTAGCTTTAAACTTTTCCCACTTTCCTCCAGATACTTTTTCTGCTACAGCAACCTTATCAGGAGCAGCCGTTTTAAGTGCATCTTTAGGACTAACAGAAGTTGATTTTCCTCCTGCATTAGAAACTAAACCTTTAGGTCCAGCACTAAGTTTAGTGCCAGTTTTCTTAGTAGATCCAGGCTTCTTAGGAGAAGCATTGTTAGGATTATTAGGGTTTGATTTATGTGTTTGTCCAGTAGAGGTAGATTTAGTTGTACCACCTGTACTAGATGTTCCGCCACCTAACTGACCAGCCATCTGTGAAAAGGCATTTGTTCCAGTTTGAGGTGCTTCTAAGATAATTTCACTTACTTTCATAGGTCTTCCAATGTATGTTATTTATTAGAGATGTACTTCGTACATCCAGTTCTTCGCTTGTCAGCTCGAACTAATTTTTTTTTTAAACGATGTTTTAAAAGAAGCTGCGTAGCGATAGCGAAGCAGTGAATTAAGTATTATCTAGATTAAGCGGTCACACTTAGCCCTAGCGGGCTAAGAAAAAACTGCATTATCTGAGTAGCACAGTCACATAGTGTTAGAATTATTGTATCGCAGGCGGTTGTCCGGTACCTGCTCATTCTGTCTTGTTACAACGGCGGCTTGCAAATGTACACTATCACATTTGCAAAGCGTGGGGTTATGGTTAGTTCCCCATCATTAGCCTTATTAAATTAAAGATCTTCAAACAGCAAAACTAGTTCTATGAAGGCATATCTAGTCGTCGTCCTGTTAAGGATAGTTGCTGAGTACTCTTAACGGCAAGAGATTTCCGTCCCGGTGTAGTTAAACCCGTTGTCTGAATGCTGGGCACACGAAATTAGCCTGTGCGAGCTTTAACCGTTTAATTGTTTGCCTTTGATATGACTTCCGTGTACACGAACAGCTATGTGTCCGTTGTAGTAGTCGTCACTTTCGAGAACACGTCTTGTAAATTGTTCTCTTGCCTCTATGTAAGAGCATTCAGCCTTTGAGTTGCAGTAGTAAAGTATTTCTCTTGTGAAATTGTCTGCGCCTAGAGTTTCTATATCTTTTGTTAAATGATCGCTTGAGCCATAGTATTCACGCCAATCAGAATCAATTTTAGAACGAATCTTCTTTTTCTTCTTGTTGCCGTTTTTGAGTTTTACTGTTTTATAAGTGGTTTTAGAGAATTTAGCTAATTTTTTGCCTATATATTTGCGACCAGTGATGTTATTAGTGATACAATAGACGAAACCTATACATTCTTCTGGAAGAGTTTCAACTATTGCGTTTTGATAATACCATGACATGCACTTAGTTAGTCGTCTTGGTCTTGTGCCTCTGTTAAATCTGAGTTGCCTTTTAATGTGTCTAAGTATGCTCGTCTTTCTCGTTGTACTTCCATTACTTCTTCACGGCGTGTAGAAGCACAACGTCTAATGTCCGAAAGAACTTTTCGAACTTCAATAGTTTTGTCTAGTGTAGGTTTAAGTTCTAAACTAAGATTCAACTTGACGTATTCGTGAACTAGTTGTAATAGTTGACGATGGTTATCGTTTGTACTCATTCTTCAATTTCAAGATCATTAGCGTAGCTGGTAAAACCATTTTCTTTAATAACTTTGAGAACATTGTTAACACGCCCAATCAATTCATCCTTGTGACTGATTAGATAAATGTTTTTCTTGCGTTCTCTGCCCATCTTCTTAAGTACACTCAGTGCATTTTCAACACCGTTAGCATCTAAACCGTTGTCGATTAATTCGTCAATGAACAACAAGTTGATACTTTGATATAAACTTTCCCATACATCACGGAATGCCCAGCTCAATCCTAAAATCAATCTGTTGCGTTCACCACGTGACAAGTTGTCAAAGTCTAAGTCTTGACCTAACTGCATAATCTCAACAGTTAAGTCGTTTAAGAATGTAACAGTATGAGGCAAGCCCATCTTGTCAAGATAATAAGTTAGCCTGTTGTTTAAGTAAGCTAAGTTCTGATCAATAATCTTTTTACGAATAAAACTGTCTTTGTTTGTCAACAATTTTAACAAAAACTCTTGATGGTCTTTGAGTGTGTTCAAATTATTAACAGCATCCCAGTTTACATCTTGGAGTGCAGTTTGTTGGAGTTCTTCAATTTGTTCTTGGTAAGGATCCTGTTCGCCCGCCTTAGCCACCAACGCACTTTCAAGCGTAGCCAAATTGTTTTGATGCCGTAGAGCTTCCTCGAGAGTTTCATAATATACCTTTGGGCGTCCGTTAATGTCGCCTATTTTATCTAACTCGCCTACAACTTTACTCAAGTCATGAGTGACTTTAGAAAGATATACGCCTGATTCTTCTAAATTTTTGTCAGCACGAGCTTTTAATTCGTCGTGTTTGTGATCGTGCAAGTCTTGTTCACAAGCAGGACACTTGTTATCTTTAAGCTGTTCAACTTCTTTTTGATATTTTGCAACAGACCTATCAGCTTGCCCTAGTGCATTTTCAAGAGTTGCTTTTTCTTTGCTTAGACTTTTAATTCTTGCAGCCAACTCGTCGTATGTTTTTAGTTTAGCATGTTGCTCTAATTCTTTTTCAATGTCAACTTGTTGTAATTCTGCAATACTGCCGGCAATCTTTTCTAAATCTAGATCTCGTTGTTTGTTCCAAGCACGTTGCCTTGTAATCAAACTGTCGATACTGATTTGAATTTTGTCGTTGCTACGTTTAGTTGCTTCAATGTTTGAAGTTTCTTGTATGATTGCTTCTTTAGTTTCTCTAACTCGTTCTTTGAGAGCTTCGGCTTTCTCACTTAGCAAGGTAATGCCCAACAACTGCTCAATGATTTCTCTCTGTTCATTGGCTTTCATGCTCAAGAACGGTTCAGTATAAGTGTTCAAGGCTACAATATGTTTGAACATATCATGTGTCATGCCCAACAATTCGTGAATATCCTTTTGCGTTTCACGCATGTCACCTTGACTGTCATCGTTGTCGTTGGCAGCTTGTTCTTGATCATTGACATAAAACTTCATAACAGTGGGCTTACGACCACGTTCGATCTTATATTTGTTGCCGTCTTTGTCAAAACTCAGTGTAACCAACATGCCCTTATTGTTAATTTTATTAATAAGGTTGTCTTTTTTAATGTTAGTCAGTGCAGTGCCAAACAATGCAAAGCTTAAGGCATTGACAATAGTTGTTTTACCTGTACCGTTGCGACTGCCGCTGTCATCTCCGCCTTGATCTAAGTTTTCACCTAACACTAATGTTAAGTTTTCTTTACAAAAGTCCACAGCCTGGGTTTGATTACCCACGCTCATAAAGTTCTTAACGGTTAATTCTTTAATTTTTATAGTCATAGGCTGTTATAAATGCTCAACAACACTTTGTTATCGTAAGTGTCGCTTTCAATATTGACCAATTGATTGGATACAATTTGATCTACTGATTCAAAAGTTTGAATATCAATAGTAGTATTGATCTCAACTTCTTTCTTTTCAGGAATCAGTGTAAGTTCTCTAATGTCGTAGTCGGCAATAAACTTTTCTTTGATAAAGCTAGCTTCTTCGTAACTGATATCAATGTCAAGTCCTACACGAAGATGCATCTTACTCAACAATAAATCATCAGCTTCGTCGATCAACTTGCTGAGCTTTACAGTTCTAAACTTAGGAGCATCTAGCCAAGTTTTGTAAACAGGTTGTTTGCCCCATTCTAATATCATCATGCCGCGGTCATCATCCCATGCATCTGCATAGTTATGGGGAAATGCATTGCCAATGTAGTGCATGTTCTGTTTAACTTGACGTTTGTGAAAGTGTCCGCTAAAGCCTAGTTCGTAACCTTTAAAGCTGTCTAATTGAATTTCACCATGATCCGGCATTTGCACCATGGCATTCATAAAGAAGCTGGGCAGTTCAAAGTGACCAAATATATATTTGCCACCTTTCTTGCCGATAGTTTTCCACTCATCGCCTACTAACCATGGGCACATAGTAACATCACCTATTGTCATAGGCTTGTGTACAATAGTAACGCCGGGAATATACTTGCCAAACTCTACTGAGTGAATATCACGTTTGTCTTTGTAGTACAAATCATGATTGCCAGGAAAGAAAAAGAACTGATCAAAGGCAGCACCTAATTTTTCCAAAGCCCTCAAGCTGTGATCCATTGTAGTAATGTTCAAACTGTTGCGGTTGTGATGCCAGTCGCCAAGAAAGATGCCTGTATCGCACCCTTCTTTCTTGGCTTCTGCAATGTACCAATCTACAAAATCGTTGCAGTCTTGGTTGTGTACTTGACTGTTTGACTTCAATCCGAAATGAATGTCAGTAAAACAGGCTGTTTTTTTAAATAAATTACTCAAGATAATATCCTTACTGACACAGTATAACGTATTGTAAACTGAAAGTCACTCGGTTTCGGCATCAAATCTTTTCATAGCGTTAGCATGATCGCCGTCGCTAGTTCTAGTGTAGCTAGGATTCATACCATTAATTTCAAGCAGATCATCTCGAATGTTTTGATTGCGTTTTTCCAAGTTAATAATACGAACAAAGCTATTAGTTACAGCGGCTGTAAAGTAAGCAAACGGATTATTAGACTTTGACTCGTCAAACTGTAGACCAATTTGGGCAAGTTGTAAAATAGCCTGCCCCTTCATTTCGTCGTTGTAAGTGTAACCTCTAACGTTACCCCTAGTAGCATAACGCTCGCACAGTTTGATATACATCCGTGCTAGTGTATTTGTAATCTGTCCGTGATCTTTATTAAATTTACCAGTATCTAACGGACCCTTCCAGTGACTTTTTCCAACACATTCTAAAATATCTTGATCGTTAAACTTAAAATGTTGGAATGGAGGAAAATTTACTTTATCTCTATGATCAGCTACACTTTTGGGATTCTTTTTTCTAGTGCCATTTAGCGGAATATGATCGAATGTCATGATTCTAAACACTAGTTCTTGTTTTGTGATTTTTTTATAATCTACTTCGCACTCTGCTTGCTTAACTTTTTCGCCGGCAGCTTTACGTCTTGCATATTCTTGATCCCCTAATCGCTTGGCTTTATTTCTTTTAGCTTCTGCAATAGTTCTAATGTTGATTTTATCAACATTGGGCAAGATAATATCATATTGGTGATAAGACGGATCGTTAAACGAACAGAATGTGTTTTTGCTTTTGTGAATTTCTTCTAGTAGATCTTTGTTATTTAAATAGTTAACTTTCATATTACTCCAAGGGGTTAGCGCATTATAATATATGCAGTTTATTTTGTCAACTAAATAATGGATAAATGGAGATATATAATGCTACCCAAAATTGAATTGCCATCCCTTAACCCAGCTAGTTTGATTTCTGGAGGAATCGCTGCAATTTTTGGCCCATCGGACTCATCAAAAGACTGGCGTGTTAGACTTAGCATTCCTGATATTAAAGGATTTAATGATAGCACAGTTCTAAAACCTTTGAGAGACGTTGGCGGATTGATATTTCCCTATACTCCTACTATTCAATTAAGTCATACAGCAAACTATAGTGATGTTGCAGTAACTCACCAAAACTATCAATTTATTGCTTATGAAAACTCTAGAGCAGATACTATTACAGTGTCAGGTCCTTTCAACGTTGAAGACGGACAGCAAGCACTTTATTGGGTTGCGACTCTGCATTTTTTAAGATCTGCTACAAAAATGTTTGCAGGAACAGATGCAGATGCCGGCAATCCTCCTCCCATATTAAAATTCAATGCATATGGAGAGCATGTATTTAATAATCTTCCTGTGGTAGTAAAAAGTTTTAGCATGGATCTACCTTCAGATGCAGATTATATTCCTGCTGATGATAGTGTGTTAGGATCAGTTGCAGGAGCACTTGGAGGTGCAGTAGGCAGTGCTATAGGAGGACTGTTAGGTAGTGCTAAAACTTCTAGAGTTCCTACAAAAAGCACATTAACTTTGCAACTACAACCTGTTTATAGTAGAGAAGCAGCTAGACAATTTAGCTTAACAAAATTTGTTAGTGGCGGCTATGTTAAAACTGGAGGTTATGTATAATGGCATTGTACAGTTCAACCAGTCCTTGGTTTACTACTCCAATAACTGAAGACTATCTTGATTTATTAGCAATTCGTCCTATAGCAGCCGATCCTGATGACGACAGGTGGACTATTACTACTCCTTTTATACACAGGCCGGATCTTGCATCACAGGCACTTTACGGTACTCCTAAGTTGTGGTGGGTTTTTGCTCAACGTAATATGGACAGAATTAAAGATCCTATCTTTGACTTTGTTCCAGGAGTTGAATTATACCTTCCAAGAAAAGAAAATTTATTTGCTTCTTTAGGTTTATAAAATATGGCTACGACAAAAGTAACAAGCGAAGGCGCCGGATCATCAGCACCAAAATCAGCAGCTCCTGTTTCAGGATCACCTCCATTTATTAATGTTCTTCATGATTATGCTTTGTATAACTATGTCTTTACTTTATCAGTTATGTCAAACAATGACATCAACGGTTCTGATTATAGAAAACAAAGTCTAAGTGATAAAAAAATTATTTTAAGAAGTGCTAGCGGACAACCTGATAATCGAGTATCTACAGTTTATACTACTGCTGTTAATCCTTCAGGCAAGTATGATTTCTATATGGATGATTTACGTCTTGCTTCTGCTGTTGGATTCAAAGCCGCAGGCGGAAATACAAATGCAACTTCTATAAGTTTTAAAGTTACTGAACCTTACAGTATGGGAATGCTTTTCCAAGTATTGCAGATTGCAGCTTTAGAAAATGGGAACACCAATTACACAGAAGTTCCTTTGTTACTAACAATTGAATTTTATGGACACAAGACTCCTAATGAACAAAACATAAAAATTCCTAACACAACAAAATACATTCCAATGCGTATTCAAACGCTTGATATGAAAGTTACAGCAGCTGGTTCAGTTTATCAAATAGAAGCATATCCTTGGACTGATAAAGCATTTACAACTGTTCATGCAGAGCTTAAAACTGATGTAGCTATTGTAGGTAAAACAGTTTTAGAAATGTTAAAAGGCGGAGCAGCAGGACCTGATGCAAACAAAACGCTTGAAAATGTTTTAAATGCTAGAGCAGCAGAAATTATTCAAAAGTCAGGAGATGACAACGCCGCAGATACATATTCAATAGATTTTCCCGAGTCTCCTGATCAAGACGGCGGGTTCAATAAAATTGCGTTAGCCAGTATGGGATTTGATACTAAGCGTATGGGTATGCAACCTTTTGGTCAAGAAATCAGTGTGTACGATGCAGCTAGTGGAACTTTTAAAAGAAGTAAATCAGTTATTGATCCCCAGAAAACAGAATTTAAGTTTGCACAAGGCAGTGATATCATCAACGTTATTAACCAAGTTATTTTAATGAGTGAATATGGTCGTGCTGCACTTGAAACAGTTGATGAAAACGGTATGGTAGATTGGTGGAGAATTGAAGCAAGGGTTATACAAGTAGATAATCAAGTTAACTCATCCGGTACATATCCTAAGAATATTCGATATAGGGTTATACCTTACAAAGTTCACGTATCTAAATTAAGTGCGCCTGGTACTAGTCTTAAAGGTAAGACTAATCTAAAACGTCAAGCACTAAAAGAATACAACTATATCTATACTGGCAAAAACGTTGATGTACTAGATTTTGATTTACAATTTAAAGCAGGTTTTTATACTGCTATGAGTGCTGATAGAAATTTAACTGGCGGCGACGCTGCTATTGGTGCTCAATCTAGTACAGCAGTAGGTACTGCTCCTGCAACTAAAGAGTTTGTTTTAAAGAATGAAGATTTGTCTAAAGTAGAATTACCTAATAAACTTCTTGCTACAGGAATAAAAACTCCTTTAGCAAATCGAGGCGGCGGCGCTTTAGAAGATTTTAAATCTCGTGCAGCTAGACAGTTTATGGAAGCAGTAACATCACAGTCAGATATATTAGAACTTGATTTAACAATCATCGGAGATCCTTATTATTTGGCAGACAGCGGGTTTGGAAACTATTCTGCAAAACAAACAGAATACATGAATATGAATTCAGATGGCTCTATGGATTACCAAAGCGGAGAAGTTGATGTCATTATAAACTTTAGAGTGCCAGTTGACAATGGAAAACCTAATGGACTATACGAATTCCCATCAGGTACTGAATTATTAAAAGCATTTAGCGGATTGTATCAAGTTCTTACATTAGAGAATAATTTTTCTAAAGGAAAATTTTCTCAAACTTTAAATCTTGTAAGAAGAAGAAACCAAGAATCTACAAATAGAGAAGGCGGTCCAATTGCAACGGAATCGCCATTAAACCAAGAATTCAGCAAAGGAGCCTAATAAATGGCTATCGAAGAAAGAAAAGGCACGAATTACTCGCTTCCGAGTCCAGGACCGTACCTTGCAAAAATTGTAAGTCATTTAGATCCTACATACATGGGCACTCTAGAAGTGCAACTAATGCACGAGTCTGGCAACGACACAGACTCAACAGGTCAATTGCATCAAGTAAAATATCTAAGTCCGTTTGCAGGACAAACTAGTATTAGGCATATTGATGAAGGTGATGAAGATTATAACAATACACAAAAAAGTTATGGAATGTGGATGATACCGCCCGATATTGGCGGCATTGTTGTTGTTATTTTTATTGACGGAGATCCTAGAAAAGGATATTGGATAGGTTGTGCTCAAGATCAATATATGAACTTTATGATGCCAGGCTATGCTGCAACAAGTTTTGCTACAAGTAAAGAAACTGATAAAGCTAGAGTGCCGGTTGCTGAGTACAATAAAATTAAAAATGACAGCAGCGTAGACCCAACAAAATTTAAAAAACCAGCAACTCCGTTTGAAGGCACGCTAGATACCCAAGGATTATTACAAGATGATATCAGAGGCATTACTACTTCTAGTGCTCGTAGAGAAATTCCTAGTGCAGTTTTTGGTATAAGCACTCCTGGTCCTATTGATAAAAAAGGTAAAAGGGGAAAAATAGGTAAAAAAGAAAGCCCTATTGATCAAGCGTATGTAAGCAGATTAGGCGGATCTAGTTTTGTAATGGACGACGGTGACGATAAGTTTATTCGCAAAACAACTGCAACTGACGGCCCTCCAGAATATGCTGCGGTTGAACAAGGCGAAACTGACGGTCAAAAAGAAATACCGCATAACGAATTAATTCGTATTCGTACTAGAACAGGACATCAAATATTATTGCATAACAGTGAAGATTTAATCTATATTGGAAACGCTAGAGGAACAGCTTGGATCGAATTAACCAGTGATGGAAAAATGGACATCTACACTGAAGACTCTATCACTATGCATACAAAAACAGATTTTAATGTTTTAGCTGATAGAGATATTAATCTAGAAGCAAAACGCAACTTCAATCTTAAAGTTGGCGGAAGTATGCAAACTGAAGTGACTAAAGATCAAGTTTTAATAGTAGACGGCAGACAAAATCTACACATTAAACAAGACGTTAACATAACTCTAGGAGCAAAGTTAACAAAACATGTTGTAGGTAACATTGACATTCAAAACGATGCCGACTATAAAACTCTTACAAAAGGCAGTACGGATTCTGTAACTAACGGTAGCTCAAAATCTTTAGTAAAAGGCAGTTTAGATTCGTCTATAAACGGAACAACAAAAATTAAAGTAGGCGGCTCTTTTAACTTATTAACAACGGGCAGTAATAATTTTACAGCAAGCGGGTCTACTAATATTAAATCTGGAGGAAGTCATATTGAATCCGCCGGAGTTATTCATATGAACGGGCCAGGCGCCGCAAGTGCCGCCGGTGCAGCAGCACCTGCAGAAGCAGCGTTGGCAGTTTTACCGCCAAAGCTTAAAGTAAATATTCTTCCTAATGAAATAGGAAATCCTGAGATTGATTCTATATTGCGTAGAGTTCCTACACATGAGCCATGGCCTCACCATGAGAATCTTGATCCAAAAATGTTTAAACGAGAAAAACTTGATAGAGATTTAGACGGTAGAACTAATACTGTGAATCAAACTGACGGAGCATATTCAGACTTAGAAACAAAAACACTAAGTGAACCTGCGCCAGCTTGGTCTAAATATTCTACTGCTACAGATACGTTTGCCAAGGTAAGCGGCGCCGACGAATAAGGTTAAATATTATTATGACAGCAAGCCAAAAATTATACGATAAGATTGTATTAAAAGGTCCTAGCGGAAGACCTAATGCTCCTATGTCTAAAACATATAAAGGTTTTAGCACAGTTAGCAACGATAGTAAAAGTTTTAGTCTGTATGATTTTGCTTTAATCAAACAAGATCTTATAAATCATTTTCATGTTCGTCAAGGAGAAAGACTTGAAAATCCTTTATTTGGCACTGTTATATGGGACTATATTTTTGAACCTTTAACAGAAGAATCTAAACAAGCTATTGTTGAAGACGTTGAGGCCATTATTAATTACGATCCTAGAATTACTTCTGATACAGTTGTTATCACACAGTATGAAAGCGGTTTACAAATAGAGTGCAAGTTAACATATTTGCCCTACAACATACAAGAATCTATTAGATTTAAGTTTGACCAAGCTAACGGCCTAGTTAGCAATTAAACACTCACATTATAAATTTCAATAAATATCTGTATAATGGGACGCAGATATGTCAGCAACCGATAGACAAAATAGATTACTAGTAGCAGAAGACTGGAAAAGAATTTACCAGAGCTTTCAAAACGCCGATTTTCAAAGTTACGACTTTGAAAACCTTCGCCGCGTGATGATTAACTACATTAGAGAAAACTATCCAGAAGATTTTAACGATTATATTGAGTCAAGCGAATACTTGGCTCTTATTGATCTTATTGCCTTTTTAGGACAAAGTTTTGCATTTCGAGTTGATTTAAATTCTCGTGAAAACTTCTTAGATTTAGCAGAACGTCGTGAAAGTGTACTACGTTTAGCTCGATTATTAAGCTACAAAGTTAAAAGAAATATTCCTGCAAGCGGCCTACTAAAATTTAACACAGTTACTACTACTGAAAATATTTTAGATAGTAACGGACGTAATCTAACAGGCCAAGTTATTGGTTGGAACGACCCCTCCAACAGCGACTGGTACGATCAGTTTATTCGTGTTATTAACTCTGCACTTCCTGAATTAAGAAAATTTGGAAATCCTGACGATAAAGATTTTGTATTAGGTATTCCAACAGAGCAATATAGATTTCAAACGTTGTCTACTGCACTTCCTATTTTTAAGTTTAATAAAACTATTGACGGAAGATCAATGGATTTTGAAATAGTCTCTACAGCGTTTGAAAACGGCAATGCTATAGTTGAAGAACCTCCTAAAATTGGAAACCAGCTGGCTTTCTTATATAGAGATGACGGCAAAGGTAACGGCAGCGGAAACACAGGTTTCTTCCTACACTTTAAGCAAGGTACTGTTGCTCAAGGAAGATTTAACATCACACAACCTAGTACAGATGAAACTGTAGACATTGATGCAGTTAACATCAACAACAGTGATATTTGGTTATATAGACTAGATAAAAATGGAGCAGAATCAGAGTATTGGACACAAGTTCCTAACTTTGAAGGCAACAACGTTATCTATAATAGTTTAAACAAGTCTATTAAAAATTTCTATGGAGTTGTAACACGTACTGACGACCAAGCTAGTTTAATCTTTAGTGATGGAGTATTTGGTAATTTACCTCAAGGAACATTCCGTGTTTATTATAGAGTAAGTAACGGACTTCGTTACACAGTTAATCCTAGAGATATTAGGAATGTTACTATTGATATTCCTTACACTAGCAATTTAGGTCAGCAAGAAAGACTGACAGTAAGTTTAAGTTTACAAAGTTCTGTTACAAATAGTAGTCCTGCAGAAGAAAATGCTAGTATAAAATCTAGAGCACCTGCTACATACTATACACAAAATAGAATGATTACTGCTGAAGATTACAACATTAGTCCGTTAAGCGTTAATCAAGAAATTGTTAAAATTAAAGCAATCAATAGAACAAGCAGCGGCATTAGCCGTTATTTTGATCTTGTAGATCCAACAGGAAAATACAGCAAGACAAATTTGTTTGCTGACGACGGAGCATTGTATAAAGAAACTTACCAAGACAGTTTTAGATTTAAGTTTAGGTCTAGAACAGAAATTGAAGCAGTTATCTATAATCAAATATTTCC